TGCAGGCGCAGCCGCCGCCGCCTGATAAGTGACATAACCGCTTCGGCGGTTTTTTTATGCCCGGCGCCCGCCGGGCATAGGAGGGGTAACGATGCTGTTAACGCTGGATGAAATTAAATACCAGCTCAGGATAGAGCCCGATGACACAAGCGAGGATGCCTATCTCCAGCTCATTGGACAGGCCGCAGAATCGCGGACGAGTAACTATCTAAATCGGAAGCTGTACGCTGAGACTGTCCCGGAAGACGACCCTGACGGGCTGATTCTGCCAGCGGACGTTAAGCTTGCCATGCTGGGCCTTGTCGCGCATTTTCACGAGAATCGCGCGGCTGTTTCGGATGTGGAAATGATAGAGCTGCCTATGTCATTTAACTGGCTCGTCACGCCTTATCGGTTTATCCCGCTATGAAGCGCTCCCCGGCTCTTACAAGCGCGCGGTATAGCTTCCCCGATCCGGGAGAGTTAAACAGGCGGGCTTTCTTTCGTAACCGCGTCGATATGCCAGCCAGTAATTTCGGGACAGAGCCAAAAGACCTCGCCGAGTTTATGGCGTGGGCGAAAGTGGCGCAGGTTGGCGCGACAACCTATCAGGCTTCCGTTCAGACTGAAAAAACCATTACCCATTACGTAACGATACGTTATCGCAAAGGGCTTTCTGTGGATTGGGAGCTGGTTGTCGACGGCGAAATTCTGGAGGTAAGGCGAATGCGCGATCTCAACTCAAAGCGCCGTTTCTGGCTTTTAGAATGCGAATCCGTGGGCTTTGACAGGTCAGCAGGGGGTGATGTTTATGGCTGATTCCTTGTTCCGGGTGGTGTACCGGCCAGAGGATTCTTTGCAGTTCGACCGCAAAAAGCTTCGCCCGGCTTTTGTTCAGATCGGCAAGCAGCATATGCGGGTTGCCCGCAGCATGTTACGCAGCCGTAAGGCTTCGTCCGCAGGGGCTAACCCGGCGCGGCAAACGGGAGCGCTGGCTAAGTCAATCGGTTACATGATCCCGAAAAGCACGTCGCGCCGTCCAGGCCTGATGGTGCGTATCGCGCCCACTGGCAGCAAAACCGGAAAAGTAAGGGGCGGTAAGCCGATTCCGGCCAAAAATGGCCGCGACGACTTCTATCCGGCAATCCTTGAAAGCGGCGTCCGCAAGGGCGCAAAACGCGGGAAATCGCATAAGAAAGGGGCTTCAGGTGGCGCGAGCTGGCGAATCGCACCGCGTAACAACTACATGATTCAGACGCTGGAAAAAGAGAAGCCGCAAACACGATACGTCTTGCTTAAGGCGCTACGTAACGCGGTGAAGCCAGCCAAAGGAGGAGCATGAAGCTTTCACTGATTATTGATGCTCTTCGACAGCGCGCGCCGTCATTTGGTGGACGTGTGGCCGGGGCCGCAGAGTTTCAGGCGTTAGGGGAAAACTCACGTCTACAGCTTCCGGCTGCGTATGTTGTGCCGACGAGCGATTTACCCGGCGAGCAGGAGTCGAAAACGGACTATTACCAGATGCTAACGGAGAATTTCGCCGTGATTGTCGCGCTGGATAATCGCCGTGACCCGCGCGGGCAGGAGGCAATCTTCGACGCCGTCGATTCTATCCGTAATGAGCTTTGGCGGTCTTTGCTCGGCTGGGAGCCAACAGAAAACCATTACCCGATCACCTATAAAGGCGGCGAGGTTCTGGAGATGGATCGAGCGGTGCTTTATTACCAGTTCGATTTTTCCTCAGACATTGAAATCCAGGAAGCCGACACCTGGCAGGAGCGCGAGCTCAACGAGCTTCAGCCGCTTAAATCGGTTTGGGTGGACGTTGACTATATCGATCCCGGCGACGGGCCAGACGGCATTATCGAGCATTCTTCCCACATCCCAATCACAGAGTAAAACGCATGTTTGTTAAACCGAAAGACGGGCGATCAGTACCTGATCCGGCCCGAGGCGATCTATTGCCCGAGCGCGGGCGAAACGTCCCGGAAGATTCATATTGGCTGCGTCGCATAGTTGAAGGCGACGTAGAAAAAGTAACTGATGACAAAGGCGAAACGGAATGAGCGTAAGCTTTAACAACATCCCCGGTAATATCCGCGTACCGCTCTTTTACGCAGAGATGGACAACAGCGCGGCAAATACCGCACAGGCGAGCGGCGCGTCGCTTATGATTGCTCAGGCTTTGCCAGATAGCGTTATCGAGCGCGATAAAGTCCTGATTATCTCCTCCGCCGATCAGGTTAAAAAGCTGGCCGGACGTGGCTCTCCGCTGGCGCGCATGGTTGCGCGTTATCGCAAAATCGACCCTTACGGCGAGCTCTACATCATTGCGCCGAAAGACGATGCAACGTTGAAAAAGGCCGAAGGCTCTATCGCCCTGGCAGGTAAAGCGACTGAAGCGGGCGCAATTTACCTTTATGTCGGCTCCGACCGTGTTCAGGTTGTCGTTAGCGTCAACGATACGCCTGTCGAAGTCGGGCAGGCGATGGCAGATAAAATCAATGCCAACGCCGATTTGCCGGTTACGGCGGTTTATGCCGCTGCAACAGAGAGCCAGCCCGCGCAGGTTATCGTTACTGCAAAATGGGGCGGCGTGACCGGCAATAACATCCCGCTGTCTCTCAACTACTACGGCGCGACCAGCGGAGAGGAGACGCCTGAAGGGATTAACGTCACGATCACCGCAATGAAAGGCGGCGTCGGCGACGTTGTGATCGATGGCGCTGTCGCGGCGATGGGTGATAACGAGTTTGACTATATCGGCCTGCCATTCAGCGATGCTTCAGCGCTGAGCATTATCTCCGCTGAAATGAACGACGATACAGGCCGCTGGAGCTGGTCACGTCAGCTCTACGGCCATGTTTACACGGCGCGTTATGGTTCCCTTTCGGATCTGGTTGCGTTCGGCGACAGCAAAAACGAGCAGCATATTACCGTTTGCGGATATGAGCAGGCGACGCAGAGCCCGCTGGACGAAGTAGTCGCGGCGCGCCTGGCTCGTCAGGCTGTATATCTGCGCATCGATCCGGCCCGGCCAACGCAGACCGGCGAAATTACCGGCATCTTACCGGCTCCAGTGGGCTCTCGTTTCAGTCTCACTGAATTTCAGTCGCTGCTAACGCATGGCATTGCAACGGCCAGCGTTACCAATGGCGTGTTACAGATTCAGCGCGATATTACGACCTACAAGAAAAATAAATTTGGGGTTGAGGATAATAGCTATCTCGATTCCGAGACGTTGCACACCTCGGCTTATGTGCTGCGCCGCCTGAAAAGCGTTATTACCAGCAAATATCCGCGCCATAAGCTCGCCAGCGATGGCACGCGCTTCGGTGCAGGCCAGGCGATTGTTACGCCTGCCGTTTTGAAAGGGGAAATTTGCGCCCAATACCGACAGCTTGAGCTGGCTGGGATCGTCGAAAACTTCGCGTTGTTTAAGCAGCACCTTATTGTTGAGCGCAACGCCAACGACCCAACGCGCGTTGATGTGCTTTTCCCGCCTGACTATGTAAATCAGCTCCGCGTTTTCGCGCTGCTTAATCAGTTCCGCCTTCAGTACAACGAGGAAACAGCATAATGGCCAAGATTGCCGGTACTTGTTACATCAAAGTGGATGGCCAGCAGCTTTCCGCAACAGGAGGCATTGAAGTTCCGATGAACACGAATGTCAAAGACGACATTATTGGAACGGACGGATCTGTCGATTACAAAGAAACTTTTCGCGCGCCCTACACCAAAGCGACGCTAAAGGTTCCCAAAGGTTTCCCGCGTGACAAGCTTTCTTCATCTGACACGATGACGATTACGAGCGAGCTGGCGAACGGGGACGTTTACGTCCTCTCTAACGCCTGGGTTCACGGCGAAATGAATCACAACGCGGACGATGGCACTGTCGACGTCGAATTCCACGGCCAAGAGGGCTTTTACCAATGATTAAAAAAGAAGTGTTACTGTCAAAGCCGATCATGGCGCACGGTGAGAAAATTCACGTTCTGGAAATGCGCCCGCCAACGTTCGACGAAATCGAAACGCATGGCTTCCCGTTCACTATAACCAGTAAGGGCGATATTAAGCTCGATACTGGCGCTGCGCTTCCTTACGTCTACTTACTGGCAGAGATCCCGCGCTCCTCAGCGGCGGCGATGTCCGCCGCCGATCTGTATAAGAGCGCAATGAGCGTGATGGGTTTTTTTACCCACTCGGAAGCGGAAAAAACCTCCGGCGACGACTCTACAACACCGCCCATTTCTGGCGCGTAAATCCCCTTGAGCTTAAGCGGACGTGTATTTTCGACTTTCTGGAAATGGAAGAAGAGGCCGTCCGCATAGATAAGGAAATAAACCCTGATGGCTGATAGTTTCGAGCTAAAAGCCATAATTACCGCTGTAGACCGGCTCAGCGGGCCGGTTAAGGGGATGCAGCGGCAATTAAAAGGCTTTCAAAAAGAGTTCGCGGAGTTATCTGTCGGGGCGGCAGCGGGCGGCATCGCCATAGCTGCGGCGCTTGCCGTGCCGATAAATCAGGCAATTGATTTTGAATCGACAATGGCGGACGTTCGCAAAGTTGTCGACGGGCTCGACGATCCGAAAGTCTTTGCTCAGATGAGCGATGACATTTTGACGTTATCGACACAACTACCCATGACAGCGGACGGCATCGGGCAAATCATGGCCGCAGCCGGGCAGGCGGGCATATCGCGTAACGAGCTCCAGCAGTTCGCGACTGATGCCGTTAAGATGGGGATAGCCTTCGATCAGACAGCGGAAGAAGCCGGGCAAACTATGGCGCAATGGCGCACGGCTTTTAAACTGACTCAGCCGGAAGTTGTTAAGCTGGCCGATCAGATTAACTATCTCAGCAACAACGGCCCGGCGAGTGCCAAGTCGATCACGGATGTTATTACGCGAATCGGTTCGCTCGGCGATGTGGCTGGCGTTTCTTCGGCTGATCTGGCCGCAATGGGCGCGACAATTGCCGGGATGGGGGTAGAGTCAGACGTCGCTGCGACAGGTGTTAAAAACTTCATGCTGTCGCTGGTTTCAGGCAACGCATCCGGGACAAAAGCAGCAGTCCTTAAGCGGCTACGGCTTAACCCGAAAGAGCTGGCCGCAGGGATGCAAAAAGATTCGAAAGCGACAATTATCCGCGTTCTCGACAGCATCAAAAAGTTGCCGAAGGCGCGGCAGGCGTCGGCGCTGGAAATACTCTTCGGGCGGGAATCTATCGGGGCAATTGCGCCACTGCTTAACAACCTCGACTTGCTGAAAACCAATCTCGACCGCGTTTCGGACTCGAAAAAATACTCTAATTCGATGGAAAAAGAGTATCAGTCTCGCGCCAAAACGACAGCAAACTCCCTACAGCTCCTGCGCAATCAGTTCAGCGCGATAAGCATTACGTTAGGCGATACATTTCTCCCGATGATTGTTGAGGCAACGAAAGAAGCCCAGCCTTTTCTGGAGCAGGTGCGCAGCTTCATTAAGGCGAATCCTGAATTGATTATGTCCGTTGCGAAGTTTGCGGGCGCGCTGTTGGGCGTTAGCGTTGCTGTCGGTGCGGTTTCACGCGCTATCAAAATCATGAACTTCGCGATGAATATGTCCCCGGCCAAGCTGGCTATAGCTGCGCTTGTGATCGGCGCTCAGCAGATTATCGAGCATTGGGACGAAGTCGGGCCTGTAATTAAGGACGTCTGGCAGCAAGTGGATAGCGTCGCGGCGTCGAT